CGAAGCAGCAATTGAAGCAGCAAAAAATTGTGAAAGGAGTCTTGATCAAAAATTGTTGCCACAGTTGAAGGAGATGGTGAGACGCAACCAATACTGTGTTGAGAAGCATAGTTGGATGGTGAGGAGGATTTGGCCAGGAACAAGCAAAATGCTGGATGAACGAGAGCAAGTGTCTGTTCCCTTAGCTGTAGCCATGGCGCAGCAACAGATACAACACCACGATGTGGATAGTAGCACGGTTTTTAAAGTTTTCGATCTGTGTCTTGGCATGGGAGCACAGTTGATGACTAATGCTATTGTTTGGTGCTGTGGTCTAGAAGGCGGTTGGCATGAATTGTTGATGCTGCAAGACAAGTTTGGCTTCTTTAGCTTGGACATGAAAGGTTTCATGGACAGCAGCAAACTGTTCCACAGCCTTGTTAGAAACACAGATGATGTTTCTTGGTTTGGGGGCAGGTTCAGCGCAGATCATTATATGTACTTCAATTTATTACCGGGCAGGTTTTTCTTTTCGCATCTGAATTTCCGTAGTGAATTGGGGAGTAGGATGGAGGAAGCAAGACCCATCAACGATGGCGCGTATGGAGGTAGTGCAGGTGATTTTGAGGAGTTGGTTGAGCATGTGATTGATTATCTCGGAAGCTTGTTTGCCGAAGGTAGCGTGGCTAAAGCTGAGGCTGACATAGAACAGTTTTGCGCAGATTTCCTTACTTGGAGCACATCTGGCAGTGCACCAAATAAGGGTCTGGAGTTAATGATGCCTGATGGCTCCAGAATGCGCACTAGCGGTGGCAACAAATCATCTCAATTGAATAAGATGGGGATACAAGGTATCTTAGAGTGTTTGGATGTGGATCCCAGTTGCATTGGTCAGCCTACCTACAAGTTTGAGGCGGGCAAATTGAGGATGTTGTTACCGGGACCCCTATATCATTGGGTTGTTGAATCTATGGCGCTATGGGGAGGCGAAGGCCATGTTTTGAGAAGTGTAGATGAAATTGCGTTGGAACAGAGCAGTTATGTGGAGTTCATTCAACTGACTAATAGGTTGGCATCAACAGGAAGTGAGACTGCCAGGGCTTGTAGTGATTACGCTGATTATAACATACTACACACCTTCGAACGTATGCAGAAACTCTGGTTGGCTCAAGCTGATGCTTTAGATGCTCGATTGGCTTTGCCTGCTGGAATGCGAAGTTCGGACAGTGATGGTATTCTTGACTTCATCCGGCGCGCTTGTCGTTGGGCTGCAGCCGCATTGAACAATGTGCAAGCGCGCTTGGATGACGGTGAGTATGTAAAATTGGTTCGAGGTCTGTGGACGGGTTGGAGGAGCACCATGTACATAAATGTCACGTTTAATTTCGCTTACACCACTGCTCAAAGAATCATGTTTATTCGCGAATATGGTATTGATCCATTGAGCAGATACAATGTACTAGGCGATGATATGGAAGGTGATTCACCATCATTGTGGACGGCTTTGAAATTTGTAAGTCTCATTGATCCACTGGGCTTGGACGCGCAAGCGAGCAAACAAATGGTGAGCTTGCGTCGCGCTGAATTTCTGCGCCTAATGTATCGTGATGGAAAAACTATCACAGGTAGTTACTGTCGTGGTATCACAGGTTTCACATCAGGAGACACACAGACCAGTCCCAGATACGCAGGAGTGAGATCAGCGCAGAATATATGTGAGGGGTTGAACCGTATAATGCGCAGAGGTGGCGATATTGAGAAACTTGAGAGAGCCAAAAACTTGCTAATTAAACATTGGACAGCAGTTAGGATTGGTGATCAAGTTTATAGACCATCTGCTGATGTATTGAGATCACCTACCTGGATGGGGGGTATGGGGATCTGTCGTCATGACGGTAAAGATGCAAGGTTTGTACAGATAGTGCGTGCCCGAGTGCGCATGCCTCGCTACAGCCAAGCGAATTCATCATTGTCCAAGCTGATGGTACGCAAAGGTTGGTCAAAAATCCAAAGTTGGGAAGGTATATCGATGCCTGACCATAGGGATGTTGACGCTAGTGTCATGGCCAGCATTTTGCCTCCCAAAGTACGACAAGAATTCGCAAGGATGGAAAGGCAAGATACTGTGGAGTATTACCGCCAAAAAGGCACTAAAGTCAAGAAAAATTTTATTCCCGAACTTTATCAATATTTTGACAAAGTTTCCACGCACCTGGAAGATGATCGACAATTGGTGCCAAGAGTGGCCTACAAACCAAACGATTGGTGGCGTGGCCTTGTACGAGATGCTATGGGTGTGTTGGCATCTCATCCACAATCAGAAAGGCTGATGGGTAAGGCGGGACCCCAGAAGCTTGCAAACGTAATGAAAAATGTTACGAGCAAAGTCGATGATGCTAAGAGTAAACTACTCAGTCTCGATATAGAAACTGTCATGGGAACTGTGACCGGACGATTGGAAAAACCAAGTCCACTTGCAGGTCTCGTGAGTCCTCTATGTCGTCACTTGATTGACATGTGTCATTCTGGTATTGTTAGTTGGCTTTGCAAACAGAGTGCTGATTCCAGCTCAAAATGGAATCAATGTATAGTCAATGCGCTATACACTTTTGAACACTTCTTCTTCAACAAGCAGATGGACCTGTGGTCGATCTACCGTGTTTAAGCTAAGAAGTCTCATTCATAGAAATATGAATGAATTTAAC